TCAAGATTTATTTAAAGATAAAAAAGTAATTCTTTTATCAAAAGAAGAAGATTATATTAATAATCAATCACCATTGGAATATGAATGTCCAATACATAAGGGAATAATTCAAACAAAAACATATGATGCAATGCTTCATTCTTATGGTTGTAATTTATGTAGCAATAATATGCATAAAGGAGAAAATAACCCAATGTGGAAGGGTGGATTCTCTGAAATAAATTCAATATTAAGAGATTCTATTTCAGAGTGGAAGAAAGAATCAATGATAGCTTCAAATTATAAATGTGTTGTAACTAATAAACGATTTGATATAATTCATCATTTATACGGATTTGATAAGATATTTGAAGAGATATTTGATAACTTAAATATTGAAAAAAGAAGATTTATTAATGAATATTCGGATGAAGAATTAGTATTGATTAAAAATGAATGTGTCAGATTACATAATGTTTATGGCGTTGGAGTTTGTTTGACAAATAAAATTCACTCGCTTTTTCACAAAATCTATAAATATGGAGAAAATACTGTTGATCAATTTAATGAATTTAAGGAAGATTATATAAATGGTAAATACAAATATTTAGAAGAGGTTGATTAACAATAAAAGGAAGTGAAACTTTGTGGCAGGAAGACCTAAAAAAGTGGCAACAACTAAGACAAAAGAAATCATAGAAGTGTCTCTGCCACAAGTAGAAAAAGAATATTATAGATGTCCGTGTTGTGCAAAGAAATATACAGATCAAGACAAGGGATTTTATCAATCAACGTCTTTACTTATCAAGAGCAATAATGGTCGTATGTTTATATGTAGAAAGTGTGTAATAGAATTATACGCATACCTTGTAGAAACTCATGAAGATACAAAAAAAGCACTATATTTATTATGCAGATGGATAGATATGTTTTTTGATGCAAGTTTATATTCTAGTGCAGAACAACAAGCTAGAAACGCAAATAGTAATATAGCTCAAGTATATATCACAAAAATTAATTCTCTCCCACAATATTCAAATTTATCATTTTTGCATTCATCAGGATTAGATGGGACAAAAAACGAATTTATTTCAACATCTATATCTGAAAGAGAAACAAATTTTTGGTCAGAAAGCGATATAAAAAATAAAGAAGATGTAATTCGTATGGTTGGGTATGATCCATTTGAAAATGAAAATCCAATGGATAAAAAAGGATTATATAATTCTTTAGTTGATATGCTAGATGAATCTACATTAGAGGATTCGTTTAAAATGCCAATAGTAATTGAGATATCAAAAAGTTTTAATCAGATAGATAAAATAAATCAAGCACTTGCTCTTATGACTGCTGATATTACAAATGTTTCAACTCAAGTAGGTGGAATTAAATCTCTATTCGAAGCAAAAGATAAAATGTACAGAGCTATTCTTGCAATGGCAAAAGATAATGGGATATCAGTGAATCATGCCACCAATAAATCCAAAGGTGCAGGAACTTTGTCTGGTATTATGAAACAATTACAAGAACGTGGATTTAGTGAAGTTGAAGTAAATTTGTTTGATATTGAAACATCAAGAGGAATGCAACAAGTATCTGAACTAAGTAATAAAGCAATAGTAAAACAGTTGATGTTAGATGAAAATGATTATACATGGATGATTTCCGAACAAAAAGAGATGATTGAAAAACAAGAAAATAAAATTATTAGATTAGAGGAAGAAAACAGATTAATAAAAATAAAGATAGCTAAATTTGTTGGTGATACTAATGAGCAATGATAAAAAAATGTCATCTCGAAAAGTAGATGGTTATTTAAAACTTGCTGAGTTAATAAACTGGGGAAGACGTTGCCCAGTGGACTTTGTGAGTTTAGTTTTTGGAATTGAGCTTTTAGATTACCAAAAATTGGTATTTACTCAGAGTTGGATAACAAAATTTTGTGTATGGTTAATGGGGAGAAGTAGTGGCAAAACAACTCTAGCCGCTCCTTTTATTATGGCTAAATCTTTACTTATACCTAATTTTAATGCCTATATTATGGCAGGGGTAGGATCGCAATCTCAAGAATGTTTCCTTAAGATTGAAAATATAGCAAAAAGGAATATTGCATCTTTTACAGGAGTAACAGATGTATTTTTTAATGAAACGGCAAAATCAGCAGCAAATCAAGATGGTTTTACTCACAACCCTGCTAGTTTTAAATACAGTTTATATAATGGAAGTACAGTAAATTCACTTAATGGGGCATTTGATAGCAATAGAAGTAAAAGGTCAAATCTAAATTTTTACGATAATAGACTTGTCGCTTAGTATAGTAATATACTTTGAAACTGAGGGCAAAATCGGTGAAATCCACCAAATTAAAAATGGACAATACCGAGGTAAACAGTTGGATAACTAAAGGTCAACTGTCACCGTAGAGCGTAGCAGGTGAATAAATATAATCCTGCCAAGAGTGTCCTCTACCCTATCATTTTACAATGAGGGTAAAAATGTACGCCATCTTATACAATGGAAAAGTATAAGGAACTAGGATAAAAAGCCTAGTTATAATATTTCATGGAGTCTGGATTTGCACCTGATGAACTATTTAATGCTTCTTTGCCTTTTATAACTCAAAATAGCGATTTTAGACTGGGTGGAGATATTGATGTATCTGTATTTCCAAAACAATTTCCTAATCAAGCTATATTTGCATCTTCTGCATCTAGTACAGAGACTTTTTTCTATAGAATTTATAGAGAATACGCTCAACGAATGATCTTAGGAGATAAGAATTACTTTGTGGCAGATATTAATTCAGATATTGTAATTAATGCTACCTATAAAGGTGTTTTATATCCTGTACCACTACTTAACCAAGAAACAATTGATAATGCCATGCGAGACAATAAAGAAAAATGCGAGAGAGAGTACGGAAATGTCTTTACAACGGAAGGTTCAGATAAGCAAATTATAAAAAGGTCTAGGATTATTAGGAATTCAGAATTAAGAATGCCAACGTTAGCAAATGACGGTAATAGAAAATTTGCATTGGCATATGACCCAGCAAGAAGTTTCGACCAAAGTTGTGTAATGGTAGGGGAAATAATTTTTAATGACAATATTGGATATACTATGCAAATATGTAATGGTATTAGTTTTGTTGATATTGCCAAAAAGAAAAAAACTCCTATGAGGACACCTGAACAAGTAAAACATCTTAAACAAATGATACTTGATTATAATGGAAAACAAGTTGCAGACTATGAAAATATTGAAGCAATTCTTCTGGATGCGGGTAGCGGAGGTGGAGGTGTAAACATAGGTGACTATCTAATGGAAGATTGGATAGATGATGCAGGTTTGCCACATAAAGGGCTAATAGATAAAATCGAATCATCTGATTATATTTCTAAATTCCCTAATGCTTCTGATAAAATCAAATTAATGTCTCCTCAAAAATATAAAAAGATGTTATTTGACGCTTTGGTTCAAATGATGGGTCTTGATTTAATAACTTTCACATCTGAATATGATATGAAAGGGTATTTAACATTTGCAGATGATATTGAAGGAAATGATGGAATTAAAATTCATAAATTGTCTTTTGATGAAGAAGTAGCATTAAAAAATATTGATTTAGCAAAAGAAGAATTAGTAAATATTTATAGATATGACGGAACAAATGGAAATTACAGATATGATTTATGTGAAGAAAAGGCTAGGAAAATGCACGATGATAGAGCATATTGTTTAGCAATGTTAGCTTGGTATTTATCAGAATTGAGACGAAAACATATCACGGGTAAAAAAACTAAATCAACTGATGTCTCTAATCTCTCCTGTGTCTCTTCGGTATCGTTCTAAAATAATAAGTAAATTATAGAATCGAGGTGAAACCAAAACAATGACAAAAAAATCAACCCCATCATCTCCACCACCATCCTCCAATCCCACAGATGACATAGAAGTAATAATATCTCAAACAGATGACAACACAACAATCATCACAACTTCATCCTCATTATCTCAATCAGATTCAGCACTTTCCTCTCTAGTAGAAAAAGCAACATATGATTTTCAAAACAAAGATCATGTATACTCTCGCCTTTTATCTTCTCTTGATTCTGGGAATCAAATTCTATCTCAAAAAGATTTGGATTATTTAGCTTTAAACCCTCAAGATAATCTAGAAAAAATACTTAGAATCAATCAACTTGCAAAATTTTACATAAATAAAGATGATTTAATTGGAAAAGTATATGAAACTATTGAGAGTAATGTAAATACAGATATTAAAATTAATTTCCAAGAATTACCGAAAGCAAAGAGAAATAAAAATAAAGAGAGACATCGTGCAGAAGAATTAATAGAAAGTTTTAATACTCAAATTAATATTAAAAATCTATTAAGAAAATCAATTCCTATGACATATATTGAAGGCAATTATATCATGTATTTAAGGAATAATAATGGTACATATGTTGTTGATTATTTTCCTTTAGGAGTTGCAGAGATTTCTCCATATGAAATTGATGGCGAACCAATCGTAATAATTAATATGTCAGAATTAAAATCAAGATTAATTACAGCAGGATATACCAATAAAAAGGGCAAAAGTTTGTTTATGGGTACAATTGAGGATGAAATAAAAGCAAATTATCCTGATGAAGTTTATCAAGCTTATATGGCAAAGGAAAAATACGCTAAGTTGAATCCTGAGAATACTGGGGTAATGAAACTTGGAAGCCTTCTTGGTAGATATGGGGTTACACCTATATTTCGTTGTTTTAATCCGCAATTAATGCTTGATGTTCTTGCTGCTACTGATAAGAGTAATGCTTCTGCGAAAGGTAAAAAGATTATCGTTCAATTAATGCGTGCAGAAATGATCAAAGAAGATGGAGATTCATTTGCTTCTGATAAATGGATGTTGGCTCATAGTGAACTTATGAAAGCATGGAAAAATCCAGTAGTAGTTTATACTGCATTACCATTTGTAGAAGATATGAAATATGTAGAAAGTTCAACTGAGCAAATTCCTATTGAGACTATTAATTACTATAAGAATAAAGTATTGATGGCATTAGGTATTAGTTTTTTATCTGTTGAGAATAAAACTTCATATGTGATATCTGAAATTAATATTAAAGAACTAATGAAGACAATCAACAAATTGAGTGAACAAGCAAGTGTGATTTTAAGAAAATATTATTCTATTGTTCTTAGGGATAGCGGAATTGATCCTGCTTTTACACCTGATGTTGAAGTTTTTGCTAGTGATTTACTTGAAATGGACATTAAAATAAAATTGGTTGATAATTTATTTTCAAAGATGGGAATTAGTTATAAAAGTGCTCTGGAATTATTGGGATATTCTGTTGAATCGGAATTATTACGAAGACAAGAAGAAAATGAATATGAATTTATTGATCCAGAAACAGGAGAAAAGAATTTTGGATATGACAATGTTTTTAAACCTCATTTAACGAGTTATACTTCAACGTCTGCTGATTTAAACAATGATGATGATAAATTCTCTAAATCTCCAGAAAATACCAACAAAAAAAAAGATCAGAAAAAGACAAATGCTAAGAGATATGATAGCAATCTAAGCGATATATAAAGGTGGTATTTATGAAAACTGCAAAAGAAATCCAAGATAGAATTTTTGAACTCACAACTCAAATAAACAAGAAGAATAAGAAAAATATCGAATTTCAAATTCATTCTTTAAATTGGGTATTAGATGGTGATAATGCCTATTTTGTTTATGAAATCTCTCCAGAAGAATTACAAAAAGATGGTATTAATATTGAATTTGGTTGATTGAGAAATAAATTTAAGGTGTGATTATTTTGGAAAATCGTATATTTTATTGTTACTCTAATCCTTTGAAGGAGTTTCTTATAGATAATAATGAAATATTTATTATCAAATCGATTCATGAGAAAACAGGTAAAAAGTTTTGGGCATTTATTGGAACTGAAAAATTAAATAAGTTGTTAGACGAGTGGAGATTGAGGAAAACTTAATCTCTTTTATTTAGAAAATATGTTTGGAGGAAATAAATAATGGGATTAATATCAAAAACAGTTTTTGTAAAATGGAATTCTGTGAATAAAAAATGGTTCGAAAGTAAAGGACATATCTTTACTAAAATGAAAGATGAGTTTGAGGTAAATGTAGTTGATTTAACAAATGGTAGCAATACTTTGGTTAATGTTAAATGTGATGGAATTAATTGTGAAAATCCATACTTAAAACCTATGCAATGGCAATATTATATAAAATACGTCCATGATGATAATACATATTATTGTAATGATTGTGCTACAAAATTATTTTCTGTCGAAAAAGGAAGAAAGACAAAACTTAGCAAAAGTAAATCATTTTATCAATGGTGTATTGAAAATAATAAACTTCATTATTTGGAATTATGGGATTATAAATTAAACAAACATAAACCAGATGAAATTAGTTATGGTACAAATGATAAATATTATTTTAAATGTCCAAAAGGAATACATAGAAGCGAATTAAAATGTATTAAAATATATACAAGAGGGTCAAATAATTCAATATCATGTAATAAATGCAACTCTTTTGCTCAGTGTGGCATAGACAATTTAGGAGAAAATTTTCTTGAAAAATATTGGGTTTCTGAAGAAAACACTATCGACCCTTGGGAGATTAGTTCTGGGAATGCTAATATTAAAGACAAAGTATTAATAAAGTGCCAAAATAAAAAATATCATGGAAATTATAAAGTAACGTGTTTTGATTTTTTAAATGGAGCAAGATGTCCATTTTGTAATATTGGTAATAATG